AAGCAGACGCCATCGTCGCGAGGGCGCAAGGCTGCGCGAGAGTCACGCGCTCGTGCCCATGCCCGCATCCTTGAAGCGGAGGCGGAAGCGCGCGTTGTGTGGTCGCGCATCGAGGGACGCATTCAGGCATCGCTTGCAACGCTGGGCACCTCCACGCGCGAGCAAATCGTTGCCCGCCTGCGCCGTGAGTTTGAGCGCGAGTCGGATGCACGGCGCCGTGCCATTCGCCGAGGCGTCGAAGCCACCGGGCGCGAAGGGCTCGCCGCGGGGCCACGAGTCGCGACGGCGGCGTTTGCGGAGCTTGGCCGGTCCGAGCCCATCGACCCGGCGAGAGCGGTGGAGCTCGCCACGCTGCTCTTGGACGGGCAGCAGGCAGCAGGCGGAATCACGCTGTCGCGGCGTCTGCATGCGCACGACGAGGCCACCACGCGGTTGCTCGGCGCCGAGCTCGCGCAGTCGGTTCGCGCTGGCCAGGCAGTGGCGACGGCGGCGCAGAGTCTTCTTGAGGTCGACGACGTGCGCGTGTACCTGCCGCGCTACGTGACCGAACTGCAAGAGGCGGTGGCCGATGCGGGGCCGATGCTTGCCGAAGAGGTGAACAGGCACGTCGCCGCGATTCGCCGGCTGCAAGACCCACAGCTACGCGCAGCGGGGCAAATGCTGCTCGACACCGCAGCGACCGCCAACGCGGCCGACCTACAACGCCAGGTGCGCTATTGGGTGCGCGATCGAGCGCTCTACCAGGAGCGCGTTGTGGTGCGCACCGAAGGGGCCAGGGCGTTCAACGCCGCGTTCGTCGAGAGCACACGTGAGCAGCCGTGGACGAAGGGCTATCGCTGGGAGCTCTCGCCGCAGCATCCGAAGCCAGACGTGTGCGACCTCTTCGCAAGCCAGGCGCTCGATGGCCTTGGGCCAGGCGGCTACCGCGCAGAGACCTTGCCCGCGCTTCCCGCGCACCCGAACTGCTTTTGCTTCACCACGTCGATCCTCGACGATGAGCACTTCGCGCGTGAGCTCGCGACGATCAACGGGACGCCTGAGCCGCCGCGCGCTTGGGAAGATTCACGACGTGAGACAGCGAGCGAATGGCTCGCGCGTCAGCCATCCGAAAAACAGCAGGTCATTCTCGGGCCGTCGAGGCTGCAGCTGTGGCAGCAGCGTCCGAGCGATGTCATCGGGGAGCGTGGGCACATCGCACCGCTATGGCGCGCGCAGGGCCAGACGCGACCGCCTGTGCAGGTGCGAGGGCCACGCGTGAGAGCGGCCAGTGTCGACCCGTTCCGCGAAGCCGGTTCGCGTCGCGCTCGATAGAAAAGCATGAGCCCGATGGCTGCAACCACCGGGCTCACAAGATGCAGGCGGACGTTTCCACACGTTCCGTTATCGAAGCGTGAACGTAGCAGCCAGCCGCAGAGCCGCACCTCGAATCGCTAATGTTGTAGCTCGCGATTTTTCTCGCTCACCGTTGGCGCACGTCGAGCAATCGGCGGCGCTGGCTGACGGACGCGCACGTCAGGTTCTCCAGCTTCTGCGCGGTGCGCACGTGGCGCCCAACACGGCTGATGGAGACCCTATGCACAAGAAGCTCGCACTCATCGCAATGGCCTTGTCTGGATGGACCGAACCCCCGTTCGCGTCCTCGACGATTTGCTTTGTGGATGGCGACCCACCGCCCGAAGGCGGCAAGACCAAGACGTTCACGCAAGAGGAAGTGAACGCGCTGATTCAAGACCGCGTCGGACGCGAGACGCGCAACTTCGAGAAGAAGCTTGCGGACGCGACGAAGAGCGAGTCTGAGAAGGCCGCAGCGCTTGAGCAGAAGCTTGCAGAACTCAACGCGAAGTTCGAGGACGCAGGCAAATCCGGCGCTGAGAAGGAACTCGCGCAGCTTCGCCGTGACCTGCAGCTGAAGGCGCAGCGCGAAGCCGACTTCACGAAGGAGCGCGATGCGCTCGCGAAGGAGCGCGACGAAGCTTCGGCGAAGTATCGGCAGCAGGTTGTGAGCACGCGCCTGCAGAGCGAACTCGCTGCGGCGAAGATTCTCCCGACCGCGCTCTCGAAGGCTGTGAGGCTTGCCGAGGGCGAAGCGAAGATTGAACTCGACGCCGACGGGAAGCTTTCGATCAACTGGAACAACCGCGTCTACACGGACGCAGATGTCAGCAAGTTCGCGAAGGACTTTGCGACCGAGAACCCGTTCCTCGCGGCCCATCCAGGTGGCGGCACAGGCACGCGGGTCAGCAACAGCGGGGGGCTCTCAACGGACCCCGACAAGCACGTTCGCGGGAGCGGATTCGCCGCTTTCGCAAAGCAAGGAGCCTCCCCCGAAGGGGAGTGATTTTGCGCGGGGAAGTCTCGCGCGCTGAAGGAGATCGAGCATGGCACTGACCATTTACGAGGCTGCACGCCTCACGCAGAACCCACTCGCGCGGGACACGTTTCTTTCGATCGCCACGTCCGATGAGATGATGGCGAAGCTTCGGTTCGAGCAGGCGGATTCGCCGTTGTCGTTCAGCTGGCCCCGCGAAGGTGCCACGGTCGACCCGGCATTCGTTGACGCGAACCATGCGTCGATCACCGAGGGCACCGGCAACGGCGACCTCGTGACGCGTCCGCTTCGCATGCTGATCGGCGACGCCGACACCTACGTGTGGGCGATGCAGGCAAACGCGAACCTCGTCGCGGACGAGCTTGACCGTAAGGTGAAGGCCGCGGGCCGCATCATCTCACAGAAAGCCATCCTCGGCGGATACGTCACGGGTGCGACGATCACCCCGGCCATCGCTGGCGTCGCTTTCCAGTCGGTTGGCACTGGTGTCGACTCGCTTCGCGCAGGCGGCGGCGACATCAAGTTCCAGACTGGCGCGCCCCGCCTCTCGTGGCGTGCGCCTGGCGATCGCGACTTCGGTGCGGAGGTTCTCACGCCGTCGAACGGCGTCTACATGCTGCGGTCGGACAACCCGAACAAGTGGCTCCGCGTCACGGTCACGTTTGCGTCGCTTCCTGGCTCTGGCACGGAAGCAAACATCACGTTTGCGAGCACCACGCACGAGCCTGATGGGCTCTTCAAGGAGCTTCCCGCCATCGCTGGCGACTCGCAGGTCGCGATGTCTGTTGGCGCCAACGGCGACGCGCTGAGCTTCGCCACGCTCGACATGCTCATCGACGACATGGTGAAGACGCGCGGCGACCGTGCGTTCGTCGGCAACTCGAAGCTGAAGGCGAAGTTCCTCGCGCTGCTCCGCACGGCGGGCGGTCTCACGGGTTCCGAGCTCGCGGTTCCTGGCATCAACGGCCCCGTGCCGACGTATCGCGGGATTCCATTCCTCCAGAACGATTGGATCCCGTCCACCGAGGTCAAGGGCAGCGGCACGACTCTGTCGAGCTTGCTCCTCATGGACTTCGAGCCAGGCGGCTTTGTCTGCGGCTACGCAGGGCGCAATCCCGGCATGTCCGATGAGGCGCGCATCGCGACGCTTGACCCGTCTCAGGGCAGCGTCCTCGGCATCAACATCCGTCGTGTTGGTGAGCTCGAGGCGAAGGAAGCCGTTCGTCACCGCGTCGTGTGGCGTGGCGCCTTCGGCCTGAAGTCGCGCCTCGCGGCCGCTCGCGCCTGCGAGCTCATCACCGCCTGATTTAGGGCGTCGGCGCTGGTTCCTCCTCCTCCAGCGTCGACGCTGCTTGTTGCAGCGTAGGGAAGCGGTCCATCCCACCGGGTTCATACCCCGGAGATCGCAGGTTCGAATCCTGCCGCAGCTATTCACCCTTTGAACCGCGGAGTTTCAGTGGCCGTCGACATCAGCAAAGTCCAAGAGTGCGAGCTTCAGCAGCCGTCGACGTGGCACGTGCTCATGCGCACAGATGCGTCGCATGACGTGGGCTTCACGCGCATCGTCGAAGGTCAGACTGAGACGCCGATCGACTGGCCGCAGTTCAAGCGCTTGCTCGCTGGCCACGGCCACGAGTTCCTTGTTGCTCGTCGTGAGGTTGACGGTGCGACGGTGCCGGCTGAAGGCTGGGAAGAGGAAGCGCGCAAGTGCGTCCGCGGTCGACTTCTCGCCGAGCCGTGGCTGTCGCTTCTGCCCATCCTCGAAGAGGAGGAAGAGGAAGAGGACATCAGTGCGCCGCCTCTTCAGCACCTTGTTGAACTTGGGATTGTGAAGGTTGAAGAGGTTGGCGGCGGGTTCATCGCTTACTTCGCCGACGCGCCATCGATCTCGACATCGCTTCCGCATTCAAGCAGCGCGAGCGAAGAGCTCGCACGGCTCAGCGAGGCAGCAAACCTGCTCGCAAACGACAAGACCGAGCAGGGCTTGTTCCTCCTCGAAGTCGAGGCGAAGCATCCGTTTCTGTGGCGTGGTGCAGAAGCGAAAGCAACGGAAGAGAAGCCCGCCAAGGCCACCAAGCCAAAGGCCGAGAAGCCCGCCAAGGCCACCAAGCCAAAGGCCGAGAAGGACTGATGCGCATCGAGACGGAAGCGTTGAGGGCTGCGTTGCATCGCGTCGAGGTCGAACTCGAACGTGCGGCGCCCCATGCGCTTTCGATGATCGCTGACCACGTGGTCAACGAGGCTCGCCGCACGACACTCTTTCGCGACCGCACGGGCATGCTGCGCCGCTCCATTCTGCGCGGTCCCGTCGCCGGTTCGTTCGCATCCGGAACGCTCGCCGTGGACACGAAGGCGGGCATCGGCATGAACTACGGCGTGTTCGTTCACGACGGCACGCGACCGCATGTCATCGAGCCAAAGCGTCGCAAGTCGCTGCGCTTCGTGGTCGGTGGCGGATTCATCTTCGCGCGGAGCGTTCGCCACCCAGGCACGCAGCCGCGCCCGTTCATGCAGGAGGCGGTTCGCGCCACGGGCTCGTTCGCAACGCGCACTCTCTCGCAGGCGATGCAGCTCGCATTCGCTCGGGCGGGTGCCGCGTGACCATCAACGTTGATGAAGTCTGCACGGATGAGAACCTCATCGAAGAAGTGGGGGGCGCGGAGGCGCTCTCGAATCTCCTTTCGCGTTCGCTCGGCAACGATTCCACGCTTGCTCGGCGCGCAGCGCTCAACGACGTGCTGCGCATGCTCTCGCGGCGCGCGCCGCCGATCACAGACGCAGACATCGTCGACCCAACGGAGCTTCGCGCAGCGGTCGCATACGGCGCACTGACTCGGCTCTACAGGCAAGCGATCACCACGTCGGATTCCGTCTTCGCTCTCCACGCGAAGACGTACCAGACGCAGTTCGACGACGAGGTCAACGGGCTTCGGCCAACCGTCGCCGACGATGAGTTGGACGGCGACATCCATGCCTCGGCGTGGTCTTTCGGCACGGAGCGGCGATGAGCTACGACTCCGCACAGGACGGGCTCATCCTCGCGCTGAGGCTCATCGCCGAGAGCGAGATCGGCGCGCTGGTCGACACGGGCGAAGTGTCCGTCGTGGCATCAACGAAGGGCTATCCGGCGCCACTCGAAAGCATCGAGCAAATGCGCTTGCCGTGCATGTGCATCTACGTCCCAAGCGAGACGAACGTGCGCACAGGGCAGCGTGTCGACACCCGCTGCGAAGTGACGTTCGAGTACATCCTCCCGGCCACGCCGCTTGCCAAGTTGGACCTGCGTTGGCCCATCCTTCGCGCCGTGTGGGCAGCCGTGGTGAAGAGCGTCCGCATCGGCAAGGCCAAGGGCCGCGATGTGCTCACCGACGTGGGCGTGATCGACATCGAACACGACCAAGCGAGCGCGAAGTACAGCTTCGCAAGCGGGGGCGAGGACGCTTACCCGGTCTTCGTCGGGACGCTTCGCATCACGCAGCGGCCAGTGACCGACATGCCGACGCAGGAGTTCCTCTCGTTGCTCGCAGACGTCAACCGCGTCGAGCCCGACGCGAACGCATCGATTCAACCGCAAGTGCAAGTGCTTGCCGTTTCGGAGACGTGATCATGGACATGATTCGCATCAAGCCCGTTGAGGGGAAGTCGCTGCCTCAAGAGGCGCAGCCACGCCGCCGCGTGACGCAAGTCACCACCGTGCCGAACACGGCCTACTACCGCCGCGCGATTGCACGTGGCGACGTCGCATTGGCCGAGCCCGTGAGCACGGTGGCCGACGACGAAACTGCGTGAGCGAACCTCCGCACCAACCCTGAATACCGTCCAACGGAGGCCCAAGCATGACCCTCGCAAGCGTGATCGATTCTTCCTACAAAGTCCCCGGCAGCTTCGTTGCAATCAGCCTTGGTGCGGGCGCTCGCTCGCCTGGCACAGGCGCGATGAAGGTGCTGCTCGTCGGCAACAAGAGCGCGGCCGGAACAGGCAACGTCAACCAGGTCTACGAGGTAGCCGGCAAAGACGACGTGAAGCTTCTTGCGGGCCAGGGCAGTGAACTGCATCGAATGGCCATCGCCATCTTCAAGGCCAACCCCATCGCGTCTGTGTCGATCGTCATCGTCACGGCGGCGGGCACGGCAGCAACGAAGACGTTCACCGTCGCAGGCACCACGGCATCGGTGGATGGCGCTGTCGAGGTGTGGATTGCGGGCGAGCGAGTCATCGCGCCGATCTCGATTGGCGACACTCCCACGCTTGCGGCTGCAGCCATCGCAGCGGCCATCAACGCGCGTCCGGACCTTCCGGTCACGGCCACGAGTGCGATCGGCGTCGTGACTGCCACCGCACGCTGCGCAGGTATTCGCGGCAACCGCATCTCGTCGCGCTCTCTGCTCACAGGCGGCACCGGGCTCACACACACCGCGGTGACCGGCTTCTTCACGACCGGCGCCACGATGGACGACCCACAGCTTGCCCTCGATGCGGCCTCCCCGCTTCGCTGGCACCTTGTCGTCGCGCCCTACACGACGACGACCGAACTGCAGAAGTTCCGCTCGATGCTCAACACGGGCGCACTGCCGATCAACGGGAAGCGCGGGCGGTTCGTCGCCTGCTCTCCTGACACGCTCGCTGCGTCCATCACGATCAGCGACGCCGTGAACGCGGCACGCGGCGAAATCGCGTGGCTTGAGGACTGCGATGACCTCCCCGGAGAAGTCGCGGCCGCTCTCGCTGGCACCATCACCGCAGCGCGCTCGAGCGACCGCGCAGCAAACCTCGACGACGTTGTGATCCTCGGCCTGAAACCGCAGCCCGCGCTCGACGACGTCCCAACCGCAGCCGAACAGAACTCCGCGCTGAACAACGGTTTGACGCCGCTCATCACGGTGAACGGCGAA